TTAACCCCTTTCTATAGGAGTTTGAAATAGTGCGGTAACCCAATCTGCAGGTTTTGTTCTTGCAAAAACCACCCAGCCAATAACATTTTTATTTTTAAAATGTTCTTTTCTAAATTCTTCCATCGACCCGCCTGTAGTTAAAACATCATCTACAATTAGATATGGATCATCAAAGTTTTGTGTAGAATATTCATTTAAATATGTGCCTAATCTAACACCACCTCTTGGTATTCCTATGGCAGAACAAAAAGGTCTAGTCTCATATTCTGTAATCATTTTGGCAATACATCTCCATTCTTCTGGAAATAGTGCATCACATTCAATCTTCCAGTGCAACTCATCACCAGAATGTCCTATAAAATTTTGTTCTTGAAATAATCTAGTCATTTTATTTTTTTCATTTATGCATTAGGGTTTCTATCATTTAAATATTTCAGATCATCCTGAGCTTCTTTTAATTGCTCTTTTATTTGATCCAGTGCCTTTTCTCTTGCACTTTCATGCTCTTTGATTACATCTTCAAATATTTTTATCCTATCCATCACTTGTTGTTTTACCTGAGCATGCATTGATGGTGGTACTTTTTCATATTTGTGTTCCATATCATTTGGTAAATCAGCCATCTAACTTCTCCTTCATTAGTTTAGTTTCCTCTCTTTTTCTAGAGATATTATATATTTGAGATATAATTTCTCTCAAATCTTTGTTGGTCATGTATTCAAGATAATTTACTATTCTTTGTTTTCTTAACTCATTGTCTAGTTTATCATCCATTTGACCAGCCTTTCTTTGAGTTTTTATTATTATGTCTCTCCACTATCAATTTTCTTGCCTCTGGATTATTTTTGTTCCACTTCTTTGCCTTACCTATTTGTTGTATCCTGTTATTAGCATACCACTCTTTCTGACTTTTCTTTTTCTTTTCACTATTCTTTTGTTGTTCTAAAACTTCTTCTCTATTTCTATGATACCAATCTCTTTTTTGTTTCTTTCTTTTCTCTGTTGAACTTGATCTCAAGTTTGCCATGGTTGGGGCAGATGTGATTCTTTCTGTTTGATCTCCCCATTTCTTTTTATGTTGGTCTATGAGTTCTGAAAGATTTTGGTTCATGTATTCTCCTATGCATTAAAATCCTCCCATCCGTATTTACATATCCAATAGGCATCCACTATATCAGTAGTAGGATTTGTAAGTTTATTTGATTTTGGTTTGATATATTTGTGTAGGTCAGGTGGGGAGTGAGGCTCTTCACAGAATGCATTATACATTAATTCTTTATTAGCATTCCCCTTACCTGTAGCATATTTTTTAATTTTTGAAGGTGGAACAGAAAAAAAGTTCTGTCTTATTTTATGCATTTTATATTTAAGTAATCCAGTATTTTCAGCAACAGATCTTACATGAGACTTTCCAGAGGTGGCAAATGCATACCCCTCTATGAATACTTGACATCCACCAATTATACCCATAGTCCAATCTGAAAGTAGGTCATGTCTTTGTTCCTCTGTTTCCCATTCTGGATATTGTTCTGCGTGTAAATTTAAAATCCCATTTTCGGTGGGCCTGGTGGCCCTCCGTTGTGAATTTTCCAGATAATATATATCACACATAGTAAAATTAAATAATCTATCATTTTCTTGTTTCCAAACACATATTGCGGGTGATGTTAATGAGTAGTCAATCCCAGCTATTTTCTTCATCATCTATACTTTCTGCAGGTTCTTCAATCAAATTACTGCAGAAAGGACAACATTCAATGGACTCTTTGGGTCTTTTTTCTCCCTCTTCGAGCATATACTTTATTGTGTATTCTTTATCACAGTAATCACAAATTATCTCATAAAGTATATAGTCATCTTCGTGTATCTTAATATCTATCGGCATTACTTTCTTTCCCTCTTTTAGTTAATTTTTTACATAACCGATTAGTCCTCTGTTATCATAGATTTAAATTGCGTCATCTACACTCATGGTAGGTGTAGGTTTTACCATTTTTTGGGCTTGTTTTTTTGCACAAACTTGTGTAGTTACAAAGACATATTTACTATTTTCTGGTGTGATAGTTTTCTGATCATGTAAATTTGCTACAAACCATTCCCACGAATGATCTTTCTCATATTTTGACACAACACATTTGACTATTCCAAAAACATCTCTTGGTTTCATTCTCATCTGAATTTCAATATTTGCCGCCATGGTAAAAAAATATCGGGCATACCAATACTCCTTTTCTCCTTTTGGCCAAGGTTCGTATGTCTTTTTTTCAACCTGTTCCGTAGAAACTTCCTTTTTCGCTTCCACTTGTTGCTGTGTTGGTGTCATATTAATTGTACACCCTGTGAATAACAAAATAACTGATATTACGAAAATTAAACTTTTCATTTTTTTTTTCCTTAATAGTTTTATAGAACTTCACACCCTCCTGCAGCACATGCCAACTCTTGACTTGCCACTGTATAGTCTTGTGATTCGTATTTTGATAATTCTGCCCAATCCACATTCTTGGGCATTGTCTTTAGGGCCTTATTGTACTCTTCTTTAGTACAATCTTGATATGGTGCCTGTCTGTACACATGTTCACTAAATGGTAAAAATGATATACCACTAATGGAATCAAAATTCTCATACACCCATGATGCCACTTCAACCCACTCACTTTCTTTTACGGAAATAGTAACAGATGGTTTATGTTCACACCAACTCTCAGAATATGTTTTCCATAGTTCTAATTGTTCCATTGCTGTCATGTCCATACGACATACAGCTCCAGCTGGACTTTGCATTGGAAAAGAAAATACTGTAGTATGATCTGGTTTTGTTACATCAGGCTCATTGGGAAACCCCATCTCCTGCATCAATTTACAGAGTGGGTCTTTGTTATCTGCCCTTACAGTTCTGATATAATAAGGATTATGCCTGGCATGAATACCAGAAGCAGAATCAACAAGCTGAGACACAGTACCACTAGGTTTGACACAAGTAATGGCTGCACTGGCTTCGATTCCAAGTTTTTCTGACCATTCTTTGTTTGTTTCATAAGCGATATCTCTAAGTTCTTCTAGTAGTTTATCTAATCCTTTTTTAGAACCATTTGTTAAAGGACTATCCATTATCCCTGTGAGTGATACTCCCAATAATCTTTCTTCCATGCAATTTCTTTTCCACTCTTTAGAGAGATATTTGAACTCGGTGAGGGTAGATTGAAATGTTCCAAGGATAGACGCAATTCGTACTTTTTCTTGAAGTGATTCGCGAGTGTCCTCTCGTCTGACAACGCATTCAGATAAGTTGCAAAACTCCCTACTCCGTAAAATGATTTCGCTGCATGGATTTGTGCCAAAGTCGTTGCGGGGATCTCGTCTTCGTATATAATCTCCATCTCCATTTCTGTATCTTCCATTTAGTCCTTCTACTGTTTTTTTGGCTGACAAGCCGTTATAAATTCCTCTCTCTCCTGACTTTGAATCATAAAGAGAAAGCCACTCTCGCATGAAAGTACCAACATCTGGTTTTTCTTTATAGTTAACTGAGTTGTTTGCAAGGGCTCTTTGTACGTTTTGCTCCCACCATTGACCTGACTTGGCGAATCGCATCTCACGATCATTGAGATCACTGAGAGAAATAAGAGCAGACCTACGGACACCCCCCACGACCACAATCTCCGCTGTTTTACATACGATATCATGACATTCTACTGGTTTAAGTTTTCTACCAACAGCGTTTCTAAAAGTATTTATCGTAAATTTAAACAAATCTACTAATGGTTCTGGGCCTGATGCTCTACCACCAAATGTTTTTAGTGGTGCACCCGCTGGTCGAACTTTTGAAACATCCCACTTCGGAATATGACCACCATATAATAGTGAAACAATTTCTTTAAAAGCTTTTGCCCAACCTAATTTAGAATCTTTTACTACAACTATTGTATCTGTATCATAAAGTTCATCTGGAATTACTGGTAATTGGTTTGTAAATTCTTCCTCTACTGAGAAACCCACTCCTGTGCCGTTCATCAGTACATAAAGAATTTCATCAAATGATCTTTGACTATCTACTTTAACATAAGAACAGTTATATCCTGCCACATTTTCTTTTTTGAGTGCTGGGCCCGCAGTCATAAGACATCTCATGGATGGCATAACTTTTAACTGTTTGACTGCATTTTCTAACTCTGTTCGTTCTCCATTTTCTAGTTTGAACTTATGTTTTTCCTCTAACCACTCTGTAAAAAAATCAAAATACCTATTTACTGTTTCATCCCACGTTTCTCTTCTACCTTGACTGTAATCCCATCTAGCATATCTAGATAGATGAATATACTCTTGATAAGTGGTTGGTAAATTCATTCTTTGTCTCCTTTTACTTCTAATTTTTCTAAAAATTCTTTTGTTTCTCTTTTACCTAATTTTTCACTTTCTTGTAATCCGCCACGACCATCCCATATTGCCTCTCTAATGAGTTCCATCTCATGTTTTGAGAAGGTTACGGCATCTCTCATATAATCCTCAAATGCTTCACAACATAGAGGGAAATTAGGTCTAACTAATTCGTACATCGCATCAGAGTAATCTCTAATTTCTCTTTGTGCATGACCATCTGACCTTAATTTTACAAAATGAAAAAAATTGTGTAAGTCAATTTTCCATATACATTCAGTATAATTAGCAACAGGTAATACCACCCTAGATAATTCACGTGCAAGGCCTTCTTCAAGAAGATTTTCGTAAGCTATTTGTGAGCTGTCGAATATCCTATTGAACTCGTACAGAAGTTTGCCCGTGTGAGGGTGCACTTCATCTCTTCCTTGATTATTAGTACTGGATTGTTTTTGCAGGTAATCACCCTGAGGCAGATAATATTCATTACTCATTACTGAGTATCTACCACTATACTCGTTTAGGTTTGCTGTTCTATGTCTAACAAGTTGTCTCATAACAAAGATAGGGAGTTTTAAATGGAACTTGACCTCACACATCTCAAAGGGGGAGCTGTGTTTGTGTCTCATTAGGTAACGGATGAGATTCCGCGTTTGACTTACCTTTCTTGTTCCTTCTCCATAACTAATTCTAGCAGCATTTTCAACTTCTTCATCACTACCCATTGTATCTAAAAGTTTCACAAATCCTAAATCATGGATTTCTTTCATCCCAAAGTTTTTTTCCACATTCTCACTTCCCACTCACCCCTTTGACCAGAGTAAGTATTCTTATTTATGATTTTCATGATTTTATCAAGAGAGTATCCACTAAGAATCATTTCATTAATATCTTTTGATTCATGACCTTCAGGCCAGACTAACACTCTCCATCCTTTTTTAACAGCACTCCAAGTACTTTTAACTATGTGTCTATTTCTAGGTTCATTGTCAAAAATAAGAGTAGTATTTGATTTATTAAGAGTATCTAATTGATGTACATCAGCACCAGCCATTGCCAAAGAATTTGGAAGGAAAAGTGAATCAATTGGCCCCTCTACCAAATATGTATGTTCCCTTGGATTCCATCTTTCAAGACCAAATATCTTTGGTGAACTTTCATGTACTTTTACAGTTATATACTTTACTTTAGATTTACTGAGGGCCCTTCCTTGTGCTCCGATCAATTTATTGTTTTGATCAAAAAAGGGTATCACTAAACGAGGTTCACCGCTGGTAAGAGTTGAATAGTCAACCTCACATACTGATTGGGCCCATTTCTTAAAGTCCTCTGCAAAGAATATTTTATCCATGAATTTATTTGGAATTTTTCTATTCTCATAATACACTCTAGCATAATGATCTTTTGACAGAGAACCGATAGATGATAAACTTATTTTAGTTTTCTTAAATTTAAATTTAGGTGGTTCAAATTTAAAATCTGGCTCTTTGGTTTTTCTTTGACCAGTTTCACCAGACTTATATCTTTCCATAACATATTGTTTATGAAGATATGGATCTATGTCTTTGATAAGATTACCCACAGATTGACCTATTCCACAGTTATGACATTTGAAAAATAGGTCTGTCTTTTTACGATAAACGTAACCACGAGCTTTAGATTTTGAGCGTTGTGAATCTCCGCACTGAGGACACCGAAAATTCCAGAGATGATCTCTGACCTTTTTGAATCGGTCTAAACGAGGCGATAAGAGAGATAAGTATTTTGTATCAGTTAGTATGCTCATGATTTAGGGGAGATAAAGTTGTCAGTCAATATAATAATTATAACATACTTTTAGGATTTGTCAACCCCTTCTGTTGATTGCATGTTGATTTTTTATCCAAGCATTTGCTGCTCGTGAGGATGGTTTTTGTTTGATTAATTTTCCAATTTCTACGAATACTTGAGTAAAAATATCTTCACCCGCAGAATTGTTATCTACTACAAGAAAGTTTCCTCTACCAAAATAAGATTGAAATTTACCTACATTTTCTTGGACTGCATTCCACATTTTAGTTACTTCACTTTTCTCTAATTGTCTAGCCCTCATTTCATTTCTTTGTTGAGCAACTTCAAGTGATGTATTGACAAATATCATATAGGTATCATAACCAATCTTTCTGAGAGCATCAGATGATTTCTTTATTTTGTTAAAATCTTTACCAGTGCCATCAATGAGAAGTCCAAGACGGCCTTCAATGAATCCTGCTTGTTGTCTAGAGACAATCTTTTTGGCTCTACCCCTTATCGCTTGACCCTCATCTGAGTAGATATCTTCTGGTGTAGTTGCTTTACCAGCATCTTTCAACATTTTGGTAAACAATGGATCTGAATCAACTATCTTCAATCCATAAGGATTACTCTTCCCTATACCAGATGCAGAAGCGACATAAGATTTACCAGAGCCTGGGCCACCAGCAGTGAAGAATGCTTTGAATATGCCAGGGTCATTAACACCCTCATATAATTTTATGAAGTCTTGAAATGTTAGCATTATACTTTCCTTTTGGCCTTGGCAGCTTTGACTATAGCAATCAATTTACTATCCATTGGTTTATTTATTGCTATTTCATATTCTCTCTTAAATTGTGCATCAGCCATTCGTTTATCTTTCATTCTAAATTGTAGTTCTTTTTTTCCAGTAACAGGATGTTGTGGAGAACGTACTGCTCGTGTATGATAAAAACTTGATGGATTCATAAGATAATCATTAAATTTATACACATCATCAAACCATGCACCCCCAGTATACTCAGGATGTCTTTCGTAATAAGCTGGGGATACATCTTTTTTGAAGCCCGATGATTCGTTTAAATGTTCTTGAAAAGTTTTCACTTTTTAACTTTCTTCTTTTTTTGAGCTGCTAAATGTTTATGTTCTTGCATTTTTGTCACCTTTACTTCTTCTGCTGGAACAATATACTCTTCACCTTCATACATGACATAGTATTCTTCAATTGTTCCGTCTTTATCTAAAGAGTGACCTTCTACTTTAAATGCACCCAAACTTGGATGCTCGATGTGAGTAGCTCAATCGTGTCTTATTGCTTTATTTGCATTAACCTTGTTGATGTCATTTGCAAATTCGTTATATGTTTTCATATTACTGATTCTCCGTTATTTAAAGTTTTAACAACCACCCGCTGCAACATTTACCTTTTTACTTGCAGCCCATTTTCCATGTTTATTACACTCTGCGATTACCCAAACTCTGCCGTCACCACCAGATAATCTAATTTGTGTACTAATGTAAGCCTCTCCATTTGCAGGAGTAAGATAAAATTTACCCTTTACAACTACTGGATCTGCAAAATTCATAATTTGTATACTTTTTATGTAATGATCTTCATCCATAGGATGGTCTACACTACAAACTATTGATGCTTGACTACCATCTTCTACAACTGGTGGTAGTGAAATTTTAGGAACATGGATTCTTTCTAGTTCTGTCATATTTTCAAAATCTTTTGGTGTTTGAAAAGCTGCCCCATGTGCCTCATTTGAATGAGTAACGATTGAAGTTAAAGGAATTACTAATCCAACTCCAATACTTACATTAATAAAATCTCTTCTTGAAAAATGCCCCTTATTTTTCATATCGCTAGTTCTCTGTTAGATGTTTTAAAGTTTTGTTTTCTCATGATTGTTTTTGCAATTAAGTCTATCATTCCACTACTATTTATATTTAAGACAAATGGAACATTGATATCTGTTTTCATATCCTTAATTACTGCTTGAGCTTTGGGCCCAAGATATGGTATTTTTTTACCATGTTTTTTATAGGTTCTTCTAAAAAGACCTACCAGTTCTGCAGAGGATATAGGTTTTCTATTCCTTGCATCATTTGCTCTGTCAAGAAAATGTCTAGTAAATTCAACATCAATACCCACAGCAGCGAATAACTTATCTGCATATTTTTCTATTTGATTAAGATCTTTTTTTGTGATCTCTTCTTGAATACCCCGCCACTGCTCCCGAGCACGATGCTCCCGCTCAAAAATATTCTTATAGTCTTTATATCTTTTTACTCTTCTAGATGAATTGACTTTTTTGTATTTGTCTTTGAATTGTTCTACTATTGACACAGAATCGTTTATCTTTCCTGTGAGGTTGGCAAGACTAATATGATAAACTCTTTTAGGATCATGAGTTCCTTGAAGTAAATCCATTACATATTCTTTCCAATTTTGTTGATCCTTCATTTTCACATACCAAGATTTATTTCCACCTCTTTCTATTGTGTTGTATGTAGGTTCTACATCTATTTTAAATTCTGGTTCATCGAAATCACTAGCTTTTGCTTGTCTTCTTATGGATCTCCATCCTTCACCAGATGCTAAAGTTATGTGTAGTTCACTATCTGGTATAGCTACTGCATCTTCGTTTTTGTTTAGAATCTGTGACCGAATCATTTTGAGTTTTTTCAGAATCGGCCCTTCCACTTTCCATTTTAGAATAGATTCAACTTTTATCATATCTGCCCTCTCCCTAAATAGTTTTGGCATGAAAGACTGTCATGGGTCAACCTTTGGGAAGTTGGCCCTCTTAAATTTTTAAATAAAATTATTTTCATCCGTTTGGTCTTTGATCTAAATTTCTGTGTGGAGCTTTTTTCTCTACACATTGTCTATATGGAGAAACATAATTTTGATTTTTCAATAATGTTCCTCTTTTTAATCCTACATCATAAGTATAACCAAAACATCCATTATTGTCTAGTCTTGGTGTACACCCCAATAAAAATATTGAAAATGCCAAAATACACGCGATTTTCATTTATCTTTACTCCTTTTCTTCTATGTGATTTCTTATCCTAGTTATTGAACCTTTTCCTCCATCAAAAGGTGTATATGTTAAAAGTGTAATGAGGTCAATTAGTTTACCATCACATTTTACTGTCGTAATACTTTCATATTCTTTCGGTTTTTCTTTTTGTTTTTTCATTTTACTTCCAATGCATTGTAACCCATTTATCCTTTACTTGATGTGGTTTAGGTAAACCATGAAATATTATGATTTTAGCATTCATATCAAATCCAAATTTATAACTCTGTAACCAATCTGAGGGATAGTATGTTATTGGTATATTTTGTTCTCTTAGTTGGTTTGTAGTCCATTCTTGATCTCCCCTATGTACTTCTGGTGGAAAAGATACCAAATCATGATATAATAAATTTTCTTCTTTTGTAGCTTGATCTATAAAAACTTCTTCTTGAAACCTTGATTTAACTGCATTTAACCAATTGTATGTAATAAAAGAAAACTTCTTTGAATTGAATCTCATACATGACGCATTAATAGAATCCATATCCCAATCTTTTATACTGATAAATTCGGCACTAGGTTCGTAGAGAAATAAATC